TCAAAAGACGTCGGAAGTCGCCAAAAGCGGCGCGCCAATCGCAACGAAGCTCCACAAGAGCTGTCAATGCGAGGAGTGCACCCCTCAGGCTCTCCCGAACGGCCTCTAGATGAAAAGTCGAGAGTCACGTGGGAACGTTTCGACAAAGCGGAACAGTCCTGTTTCGAGATTAACCAGCGGTCCGAAATGCAATGGAGACAATCTCCATACGCGCGAGAACTTAATCTCGCCCGGAAAATCGCATCAAGGATTCTGGGACCTTTCGACTGGGACCAAGCAGCACGAAGTTTTGGGTGGGGCCCTGGCGCCACTACCAGACTGACCCGACGCAAGTCGGACGCTGCGCACAAATACTGCGGTAATCCGCATGCAACGATCGGTAACGCGGTAATCGCGAACACCGTAATACGGTGGTCTCCGGCTTGGGCTCAGGGTTTAACCGAGCTGCCGCCGGACGAAGGCGTGGGGTATGTGAAAATCGTACCCGGAAACCGCGTGGTCACTGTCGCGAAGAACTATAAAACGGATAGAACCATCGCTATCGAACCGGACATGAACATCTATGTCCAGAAAGGTATTGGTGGAGTCATTCGCAACCGTCTTCGCTCCATCGGAATTAATCTCGATGATCAAACGAAGAACCAGAGGCTGGCTTGTGTTGGCAGCTTATCTGGGCGGTTGGCAACTATCGACCTTAGTATGGCTAGTGATTGTATTAGCCGACTTATTGTCGAGAAATTGATCCGTTCCGACTGGCTTGAGGCACTTGGGCAGTGCCGGAGCCCCTTCGGAGTTCTTCCTTCTGGTAGGAAAATATTCTACCAGAAGTTCTCATCCATGGGTAACGGTTACACGTTTGAGCTGGAGACTTTGATCTTCTTGTCTCTGGCTTACGCGTGGGCCCGACTCCATGGAGAGGAGCTAGATCGTATATCTGTGTATGGGGATGACATTATTGTCCCCAGCACGATGGCGGATGGGTTTTGTGGCCTCCTTTCTTGGTGTGGGTTTACACCCAATGCTAAGAAGAGCTACTGGACTGGTCCGTTCCGAGAGAGTTGTGGTAAACACTACTACTCAGGGTACGATATCACTCCGTTTTACGTCAAAAAGTACGACCGGGGGCTCCTGTCCCTGTTCAAGATCCATAACCAGTTATGGCGATATGTTGATCGCTGTGACTGGCTGGGGACTGAACGGAGGCGGGCGCTCTTGGACGTATGTCGGTGGTTGCGTTCTTATGCACCTGCCGAATGGCGTAAGCCCTTGATAGTTGACGGTTTCGGAGATGGGTGCTTCGTCGGATATTTTGACGAAGTGTGTCCCAAATTCGACCGAAAACGCGGGTGGGATGGCTATTGGTTCAAAACCGTAGTCGAACTCCCGGTCCTAGATGATGATGTTAGTCATCACGGGCTTCTCGTAAAAGCGCTGTCGCGTATTGAACGTAAATGCAATCGTGTTCAGTACTGCTTCAGCGACTACGAGTACGGCTTGTCGCTCCTTATGGACGACGAGGCTGTCGAGGTGCTCCCTGTAAAGGGGAGACGGTATGTAGTTTCCGAGGTATTTGTATCGTCCTCGGAAGTACATAGACAGTGCGCCGGCCATTTCGCCCCGTAAGGGGTGATGGCATTTTGGTACGTTAAATTGTACCTGGGTTTTACGAACTTTGTTCGTAATGTGTGGGGGCGCCTGCCCGG